GGCCTTGTAATAATCCTCATCGATTTCATAAATATCGCAGTCATGCCCCATGTCCCAGCAGGCTATGGCTATGGAACATGAACCGCCGTGAGTGTCAAGGATTTTGTCTCCTGGCTTGGCGTAGTTTTTGAGTATCCATTTGTAGAGGGCGACGGGTTTTTGGGTGGGGTGGATTCGATCTCGCCCCGACGTATTCACTCCAACAATCTTCGCGATAGTTCCAAGACCTTCTGATAATGACGCGATTTCGCACATTGACATTGTGAATTTTTCTGGGATCGCGCCCTTTCTCCAAACAACAAAACCTTTCCATTGTGGTAAATGAAAATTGTTTGCCCCCCAAATAATTCGTTCTTTAGAAACCCTAAAAAGTTCATTCCAATATTCTTTAGATGGTCGTCCTTCCAACGACTTCATGCTCCAATTTTTCCGCATATCTTGGGTTGGTTGATTTTTATCGCGATACGGCGGGTCAACAATCGCAAGGTCATACGCCTTATCCTTCATCTTCGCCATCGCCTCCATGCAATCCCCATGTATGATATTTATTTTACCTGCCATTGAATATCTCCCGGATCAGTGGGGGTGTTTTATTCGTCCAATGCGTTTTTGGATTTTGAAATAGATTTAAAATATTTATTGGTAATTTGTTTTTTTATTTTCTCATTTCTTAAGACATAACAAATAATCGCCATGCAAACATCTGGTGGAAGTTGTAACTCTGTCCCATGGATATAGCAGGCTAAATCATTTATTTCTGATGACAAGAATTTTTCTTTTATGGCATATAAAAGCAACTGACAACTTTTGAGTATATTTTCAGTTTCTTCTTGATGGCACACTTTACACAGTGTAATTAGTAATTCTTGTGGGTATTCCCATGGTTTCTTATCGGCTAAGTAATGTTTATGGTGGACGTGTAAAGTTTCGTTGCCGTCGCCGCATTTCTGGCAAGAGAATTCATCTCTTTCCAAAACTTTCAGTCTCATTTTTTGCCATTTTGGATTTTGTAGATTTTCTGAATAGGTTGACATATGATTTACGCTTTTTTAATCCGGCATGAACACACAACCGTAGAGCTGGTGCTTTGGTTATAGACAACACCTTTCCCGGCGCACACCTTGCAATCAGGATTTACCGGCTGATATTCCGGTTTTCCTTTTTGGTCTGAATATTTATATTCAAGCACTTTTAAAAAGTTAGTATCATTGGCGATCAACCAGTCAAATGAGATTTTCCAACTGCGGTCATTTTTCCCCATACAGAACGGCTGTTCTTGGGCCGCCGCCAATATCGCGCCAAATTCCAGAAACGACTGTTGGGTGAAACGGTTTTTAAGGGCGGTACGTCTTTTCCCGGAGATCTCTTTGACTTTTGAGAGTATAGGGTTTTTATCACAAAACGAATTCCAGGTGGTTAGGGTGGTTTCCTCGAAACCACTATAACTTAACTTCTCTTCTCTTAACTTCTCTTTACTTCTCTTCTCTTCTCTTAGGCGGGACTCTTCGTCGACTAATCCAAGAGTGTTCGGCGATTGTTCGGCGAATTGTTGTGGAGGAGGTAATTTGCTTGGTGTTGGTTTATCTATCCGCTGGTGTTTTAAGAAGTTACGCAGAGAGCCGTATTTCGCTCCATCTACATCGTACCAATCTATTTTCTTACTGATCTCTTTTTTTAGGTTTTCAATGTCGATTTTGGTATCATAAGGGAAAATTTGTGATTTTAATAGATTACCGTGTGCCTTGAACCTGCCTTCATCATCGGCGAAATTCCAAAGCCCTATGTAAAAAAGCCTGGCTGAATGTGTCCAATGGCCGATTTCTTCGTCACTCCAAAATTCAGGGTCAATCATTCTTTTGCGGGGCATTTTTCATCCTTTGTACGATTTCCTTGATCGATGGGGAGGCATGGATTATTGCGTATGCCTTACGGCTACGGCGGATCTCACGGAAGATAAATGTTTTAATCTCTTTTTGATAGCGGTCAGGGAATTTTCCGCGAGCCATAGGGATGTTTCTGACTCGGCAATATTCTTTGACCTTTACTTCTAGTGTTTCGTAGTATGCCATTTATCTCCCAAAAAATAAAAAGCCCCCCATAGATTTTACTCTGCTTCCGGTGAGGAAAGTCCCCTTGCGGAGAATGGGAGGCGTAAAAAAAGACCATTTCCTCGTCGGATAGGTCTATTTATTTTTTGAATTATCATTTTTCTCTTTCCTCACCATGATTTAACTTACCACACCCCATTTTCATTTGCAACAATTATTTCAAAATAATTCTTGCATATCTTCTCAAAGTGCCTATTATAAAAATAGGCGCAAAGCCAAATCCGACAACAGGGATCAAGGGGGATAATTGAGCCGAGCGCCTTAAAATTTATGACCATTAAAGACGCCTCAACCCAAGAGCTGATGGATGAATTACTAAGCCGGTGCAACCCGGCCATTTTTATCGGCACAAAGAACGAGGGCGGGGATGATGGCGGGCGCAATACGTTCTGGCACAGCCGGGGCCACCCGGCGACCTGCTACGGGCTATGCCACGAGATGGCTTTTACGATCTTAACCGACCAAGCCAGGAAAATATGATCCCCACCACACAGCCGCAGGAAGTGAAGAAAAAACGAAGAAACAAAATCAATCCGTTCAATCGTCCCGGGCCGAAATCCGACATTGACTCTTTATATTCAACAGTCGAAAAGTTTGAAGCAAAAATAAGCAAGTATTTTGACGGCGGGGCTTACAAGCGCAAGGTGGTCACCCAGCTCGGCGTTGAAGTGGAAATCCCGACCCCAACAATTTCCGATCTTGTTTTATTTCTAGGGTTTAACGATAGAAAACGGTTTTTTGCGTATGAGGCGCATCCGCTATTCGGGGACTCCATAAAAAAAGCCCGCGTGATGATCGAGCGGGAATATGAAATGCTGTTACGGACAAATTGTGGCGGCGGCCCGATATTCGCGTTGAAGAATTTTGGATGGATTGACAAACACGAAATCGAACATTCCGGCGAAATAAAATTCATCAACCACATCCCCGAACCGGAGATCGTCCGTGACGCAATCAGCGCAAACTGAAAGGTTAAATGATTAGCAATCAATATATTGCCGGGTTTTTCGATCGCGGCCCGCGCGTTGAGGAGGTGATTCCCAATTCCCCCTGTAGAGACCAATGAGCGAACGGTAGAAACCTATTTCCCGTTACCACAGCAATATCAATTTCACCGTAGCGGTGAGCGAAATAAACTCTATGGGGGGTCCTAGCCATCGGGGGCGGCAAGACCCGTTGCCTCTGCGAAGATGTCAACGTCCAGATGGCGCGTTACCCCGGCAATCGCGGGCTGATACTCCGCAAAGTCCTGGCTGATTTTAAACTGACCACATATCTTTGTCTGACCGAGCAGGTGTTAAAGACTGCGCTAGAAGTCGGCATGGCCAAAGAAAACAAAGCAGACCATTATTTCCAGTATAGTAACGGTTCCCGGCTTTATTACGGCGGGCTGGAAAGTTCCGGGAGCGATTCAATGAGCGAGCGTAAGAAATACTTTTCCGGGGAATACGGCGTTATTGCCCTCGATGAGGCCCGCGAGTTCGCTGAACAGGATTTTAACGAGTTGTCAACAAGGCTTCGGCATAAATTGACCAACAAACAGCACCCGCCGTTTTTTATGTTACTGGCAAGCAATCCATCGCAGAATTGGATCAAGACCCGGTTCATCCGCAATCCGCAAAAAGGGTACGCTTTTTTCCAGGCATTGCCGAGGGACAACATTTACAACCCGCCGGATTACGTGGCGCAGTTGACGCAGTTATTCGCCAACGACGAAAAGTTTTTGGAGGCATACGTCCATGGCTCATGGGATGCCATCGGTGATAACGACGACCTCATCACGATGGGCGATATTGAAAAACTTATTGAAAAAGAAAAACCTGTTGTCCATCCCTTTGCCCAGCGGTTGACGGCGGCGGACATAGCGCGCTACGGTGATGACAAGACCGTTATCTACAATTTTTCCGGGGCAAGGATAGACTCCGAGGAGATATGCTCAAAGAAAGACGGGATGGAAACCGTGGGCCGGTTGATATTCAACGCGCAAAAAAATAAGTCAACACTTTTGGGCGGTGACTCGATATTCGAGGCGTCGATATTTGACCGCATCCGTGAGATAGCGCAGACGATGGATAAACCTTTGCAGATCCACGACATTGATTTTCGCCGGGAGTCGTCGAACAAGGAACGGTTTTATAACCTTCGGGCTGAGGTCTATTGGAACGCGAGAGAGATGATAAAGGCCGAGCAATGCCGCATCAAGGACGACGACCAGCTTATCGGGCAGTTGACCTCGACTAAATACAAGTTGGTCGGCGGCGGCAAGCTCGGAACACGTATCCAGATCGAAAGCAAGGACGACATTAAGAAACGGCTGGGGTTCTCCCCGGACAAGGCCGACGCTTTTGTGATGGGGTTATACCTGTTGCAATTTTGCAGGGTGGACAAAGAAAAGTCCTGGCGGGACACGTATAAGCAGGACAGGCAGGCAAATAGTTATCAAGCGGCATAAGGAGAAATATGGCAAAAGATAAACCTCAATCAGTTGCGCCGTCAGACAATAAAACCGTATCCATGAAAAAAGCTGTCAACGGCTATGTTGTGTCTTGTTATGATAATAACAAAGGCCGGGACATTGTGATGGTGGCGAAAGACGTTAAAGAAGCAAAAGAGTACGCCTCAAAAATGTTGTCTTAAACGAAAGGAACAGCAATGCCAAAGACAATGATCGAAACGGCCATGAAGAAAAACATGGCGGACAAAATGGACAAGGATAATGACCTCGGGTCATTTAAAAGAGACACATCAAAAGAGCAAAACAAAAAAGACAAAGTCAAGAAGCTGATGAAACAAATGAAAAAAAAGGCGTATTGAAATCATGGCATTCGTTCTTTTTTTACTACCGGCGATTATCGGTATTATAATTTTTTGGGATGAAATAAAATCAAACTTTGAATAAGGGGCCTCGATGGACATTGAACAATTCCCACAAACAGTATTGAAATTTTACAAGCTCCGTACGATAATCACCAAAGCATGGCGGCCTTTAGGTATTGGCCGTGACGAAGCGGCGGATATCCTTATCTGGGCCATAGGCGATGATGTCAAGCGCACACCGTTCGACCAGTGGCCGGAACGGATCATGGATAACACCGGGATAAAGTTCGACCCGCGGCAAAGTAAGGTTTTAGATGTGTTGAGGACTGTCGCCAAAGAATGGCAGAGGCGTAAAATAAAACCAGTTTATGTCGGGGGGTTAAGTTAATGGTTAAACGTTACCCGGAGATCATTATCGTCGATCTAGATCTGGCAAGCACAATTTACACGGTTACATTGCCGACGGACACAAAAAGCTATACGATCAAAACTAGAGGGAATACGGCGTTTAAATTATCCTACAGAAGCGGGGGCATTGAGGCTGGCGATTATTTATCTATCCCGTCGGGAAGCGGGGAGAGTGAAGATGGATTGAGCCGGGAAGACCCGATAACGATATATGTCCAGGGTGAGGTTGATGGCGAAACATTGGAGGTTAAACGGTGGCGCTAGTCCGTACCGGCGATAAAAAAAAGATTGAGATCGCTAAATACCGGGAAGTATTTATCGATCGCCCGGTATATCGGGACAAAGAGATTATTGTTGAACGCATCAAGGTCATTGAAAAAATAAAAGAAGTCATTATCCCAAGATTCATTGAGAAGATTATCGAGGTTCCAAGATATATTGACAGAGTTGTCGAGCGCCCGGTTTACAAAGACGTTGAAATCATCAGGCCGAAATTCGTGGACAGGACAATCCGTGTCGACCGGGTGGTCATCGAAGAAAAAAAGCGGATTGTTGATGTCCCGGTGTTTGTTGATAAAATCATTGATGTTGAAAAAGTCAAAATTACTGTCCGTGACATGCCGATTGAAAGGCCGGTGTATAAAGATAAAGTTGTAATGAACCCAGTATTCAAAGATGTCGAGATCATTAATCCGATCATCCGTGATAAACCGTTGACAGTTGAAGAAGCGCGAAAATTACAGGGCAAATTGATATGATAAATTTTATCGAATACAACAATGTCGGCCAGATAAACTCCGGCGCCGCTATCAGCATAGATACTACAGCGGTGGCTTATACTGTTGCCGCCGGGAAAAAGGGGGTAAGCTTTCAGAACCTGGGCACCAAGGCTGTCTGGTATGGCGGATCGAACGTGGCCCCGGCGTCGAATATCGGGAACAAACTTTTTCCAAATGCTACGCTGGCGTATAAGGGCGTTAAGTCCACATTCAAGGTTTATTTTATTTGCGGAGCAGGCGATACGAGCACAATTGGAGTTGTAACACATGACTAAAGAAGATCGTCTTAAGAGTTTAGAAAAATGGTGGAAGCTATCCGAATCCGCTAACCGTGGCTGGCTGACCCAAGCCAAAGAGGATCTGGATTTTTATATCGGCGGGGAACGGCAATGGGACGCGAAGAGCTTACAGTTGCTTAAAGCGCAGAACCGTCCAGCGTTGACTTATAATATGCTGTTTTCTTTGGCGAACATTGTTTCCGGCTACCAGCGCCAGAACCGTCAGGACATTATGGTTTATAACCGTAAAGGCGGGACAAAAAGGATAGCCGATGTTTTGAGTGAGATCATTAAGCATATCCATGACGGCTGTTTCGGGGATTGGGAAACGTCGATGGCGTTCGTACTTGGCATCATTACCGGCAAGGGTTGGCTTGGGCTTAACATCGACTATGACGATGAGGTGACGACCGGGGACATCCGTATTGAGAGTTTATCACCTTTCCGTATCTACCCTGACCCGTTCTTCGAGCGTTACGACATGAGCGACGCGCAGTTTATTTTTAAAATAGCGTGGCTACCAAAAGCCAGGATGGACTTGGCTTTCCCGGATAAGAAAGAAGAATTTGAAGGCATGACGGTCAACGAGAGCGACCGGGAACCGTTGCCTTTTTCCGAAGGCGATAAGTACACCGACCAACCGGCGCAGGCGGCAGGGCTTGACGAAATAGACAAGTGGCGTTACCGGGTCAAGGAATGCTGGTGGAAAGATTTTAAGGAACAGAAATTTTTAGTCGGCGTTGAGTCCGGAGTGGTACGGCAAGTGGATTTCCCGCAGGAAAAGATAAAACAGATATTGGCGCAATATTCCACGATGCGCTTGGTCAAACGGGTGCGGCCTATTCTCAACCTTACGACCTATGTCGGCAATGTAGAGATACAACACCTCGAAGACCCGCTATCCGGCGTCCAGCAGTTCCCGATAGTACCGTTCTTTTCCTACTGGCTGGAGAATAACCACTGGGGCATCCTAACTCAGTTAAAAGACCCGCAGAGGGAAGTCAACAAACGAGTTTCGCAAATGCTCCACCACTTGAACCAGTCAGCAAACTCCGGGTGGATAGCTGATGATAATGCCCTATCGGATTTTACCATCCTTGAAGATTTCGGAAGTAAACCGGGGATCGTCATCAAGAAAAAACCGGGGTCACATTTAGAGCGCATAGAACCGACAACGATCTCCGATGGCCACATGAAGCTAGTCGATACCGGCAAAGGAGCTATCCGGGAAATATCCGGCGTGAACCCTGACTTAGCCGGGCTTCCCGAAGATAAAGGCGTTTCAGGTTATTTGATGGAATTACGCCGCAATCAGGGGCTGGTGTCTATCGAGAGTATCTACGACAATTTCCGTCTAACCAAGATGGTATTGGGCACTCGTCTCGTTGACATGATCCAAAAGACCGACGTTTACACCAAAGAGGAAATATTGAGCTTGGTCATTGACGGTGAAGTCAAAGAGATCCCGGTCAACCTTCAGGAAAAAACCGGGGCCGTGGACTCCATTAAAAACGATTTGTCCATCGGGAAATATAAAGTCACTGTCGCCGAGTCAAAGACCTCTTCCACGTCACGGTTGAGGGATTTCAATATGCTGGTCGAGGCGATGAGGGTCGGGTTGCCTGTGCCGCCGGATGTGTTGCTTAAGGCCTCAGACATTCCATATCGAGATGAGATACTTGCGTCTATGCAACAGCCGCCAGTCGGAGGATTGCCGCCTGGCGCGCCGCCTCCGGGTAAACAACCATTGCCGGCGGGAGCATAATGAAAGACATTGAGTGGACTTTTAGCCTTCAAAGAAAACTTCTTGAATCAGGTTATACCGGGAAGATTGAGATAAATTCATTCAAGGGTGGAGTCAGTAATTTGAATTTATCTCAAAGTATAAAACCGGGGGACACAGTGAGTATTATTGAGATCAAACCACAATCCGAAAGGAAGGGGTGACATGATTTTGAAAACTTTTATTTTTAAAGCTGTCTTAAACAACGGATACATTAAATGCGATGATCTGTCGGATGATGTTAAGTTTAGAATTGGGAAATCTGTTTTTATAATGACAGTAAATGATATTAAATTATTTCGCGTTCTTCTTGAAAAGATAATCTTTGAAAAGGATAAATTTATAGAGGACGAAGGAAAACAAAGTAATTGATAATTTTAAAGAAATGATTTAGGGACACTCTGAAAACCAGAAGCCCATGTTTCTCGAAAGAGAGATGTGGGCTTTTTTATTTAACCCCGATTCCGGGGCAACGCCCCTCTTGAGCGTTTAATCGAGAGCTGACCGCACCTCATGCGGTATTACAAAGGAGGCAGTAATGGGTTTAACACAAGAAGAATGGGACGGCCTGACACCCGAGGAACAAGGAACGCGTCAGGATGAAAAACCCCAGCCGGCGGGCAAAGAACCGGATGACCAGACAGTTTCCGAGCTGAACAAGTCTGTGAAAAATCTAAAAGACCAGCTTGATTCCTT